AGAACAGGGTCAGTTCTTCAAGGCAATAAGACTTGCTGTGAATGTTGTTACTGACCCGTCAAAATCAGATCAGGAAAATATAGCAGCATTAGCTGAGGTCTTAGATCATGAGTTTATTCACGCAGCTTATGATGCAGGTGTTGTAACTGATCAAGAGCAAGCATCTCTCGAATCCTTTGTTAAGAAAGCAAAGCGTCCCGGCACTGATGGCAAGACGTATTATGAAGATAGGTTTGCTGCGCTTAACCCATTTGAAACAAGTGAAGAGTTGCTTGTAGAAGAAGCTGTCGCAGAGGCGTTCAGAGACTATGCTGCTGGTCGTCGCGTGTTCCCGCCAAAGACACGGAATATATTCCGAAAGATTGCAGAGTTTTTTGGATTGTTGAAGCAAGCTGCTGCTGATGCTGACATTGTTACAGGCAATGAAATATTCCAGCGCCTTGATGCAAGTGTAAATCCAAGCAGTCCAAAAAGACAGCGTAGTGAAGCTAAGGCAACTACGGCTCCGACAACAAAGCTAAAGCCAGCGGAAAGGGCAAAGTTAGAAAGCGATGAAAGGATTCCTGATTTTATTGAGCCTCCTGAAAAAACTAAACAAAAGCTTTCTAGGAAACGTGCCCGCAAAGTACCAACGCCTGTAGGAGAAAACCCTTTCCCGACACCTCCTCAAAATGAGATTGATGATCGGCTGCGTAGAAAGGGAAAGCGCACAGATGTTGTAGATGCCGTGGTTTCTACAGGGCCAAGAAACCCACGCACTGAAATAAAAAATGATCAAGGCGATGTTGTTGCTGTAGTAGGCCAGATTACTTTTGATGACTGGATTAACAAGACCGAAGGCCAGCTATCTGATGCTGAACTAGCAGAGGCTAGACAGTGGTATCCTGACGCAGCCAAGGCATATCAAAAATACTTTGGCGCAGACTGGCCTAATTATCTGGCAGCTTGGTTGATGGCTAATCAACAAGCCTCACCATCAACAGCAGCTATGAATGCAGTTCGTGCTAGAGAGCAAGCTCTTTCTGGTGTTGAGGTGGAGGTCGAGGCAGGGTTAGCTGCTGAAAAATTATTTGGTTTTTGGAACGCAATGGAAAGAGATGGCGAGCTTCCATTGGGAGGGGCGCAAAAACTTTATGACTTTATTGATAGTGGATTACTGCGTGAGACACGCTCTTGGATGGGCGATGACGTGCGGGGTGGCGCACCTGCCGTTGCTGATGTTCACTCTTTACGAGATACGGGCTTTGTTGATCCAACGTATCAAGAGTTTTTAAAAGATAATTACAACCTGAATATTGATAGTGACACGTCAGGATCACCAAACGAAAATCAATATGAGCGGTCTGCTGACTTTATGAGATCGCTTACTAATTATCTTAATGACATAAAATACAAAGGCGGTGGGTGGACCCCGTACCAAGTGCAGTCTGTCGGTTGGATGGCAACGACCAAGTTTCTGGGTCGTCCCGGTCAAACAGCAGAAGACTCAATTTTATTTAATATTAGAAATCTTCCGTTTGAATTGGCATTTGGTGAAGGGTCTCCATTGGCAGCGTCACTGCCTGAGTATTCTTCTCTACCCGCTATTGGTCAAAAAGAAGTTACGCAGATAGCTGCTGATGCAGCATCTGATTTTGCAAGAGATGTAACGGGCGTTGCAGAAATAAATCGTGTCCATGCTACTGGTGGTTGGATGGACGACACGATAAATCCAAATATGACGGAGCAACTTGTAGCTTCTCCAGAGGCTACACAAGACATGGCCAGCGTTCTTGGTTTCTTGTTAGAGCAAGAAAGGATGCTCTCTTATCGGGTGCTGCCTAAGAAAACAACAAAGTCTAAAGTTGCTTTAAAAATACGACCCACAGATGTGTCAAAAGATTTGTTGAACAATGACACAAACATGGCCATACTGTGGGATAAGTTGCGTAAGGCTGACCTAGCCAGAAGTAAAAAGGCATCCACTAAACTAGCTAAGGACCGGAAAGCACAGCCTGAAGAAGACATATCTCTTGATGAGGTTGATGCTCTTATTCAAGGGTACACCTCGACTGTAGATGAGAACGGTAATGCAGCAATGCTTATACTTCTCGACAGTAGGGGTAAGACTTTGGAGTCACGCTTTGAGCCTGATGGAGATGTGTCACAGGCATTGGCTAGAATATCGGATGAGATTGGTATCAACTTAGAATTTGAAGCGGCTTACTACGAGAGTGAACTTACAGAAAACGACTGGACGGAGGATCAGACAGGTGACGGTTACTTACAAAGGATTCATCAAAGATACGGACCCGCTGTTGCAGAAAGGGTCAAGGATTTTAAGCGGAGCGAACTTGAACCGCTACTCAAAGACTCCATTACCAGCGCGAAACTCAAGTATGGAAGCGGGCAAAAGTTCTCAAGGAAAAGTCCAACCGCCACGCAAGAAGACCTAGATACATTCTTTGAAAGCATGGGAGAGGAGGGCGCTCTCCTAGAATACCCTGAAATAGGTGAGAACCTAGATCAATGGATTATGAATGTGGACAGGGGTGCGTTAACAAATGCGCTAAACTCTCCTGAGTATGATGAATATCAATCTGTTTTATCTGCAAATTTGGAACGAGCCTTTCCTTCTGGACAGATACCAGTATCTCGCACAGAAAATTATGCAGTAACAACTGCTACTGACAGACAAACAACAAATTTCCTCGTATCTACAGATGACGTAAAGTTTGCGGGAAATGTAGATGAGAACGAACTTATTGTTCAGTTGCCACCCAGCTTTGGTTATGGCACTGCCCCCATCTCTGTAAGAGTAAGGCCAGAGCAAGAGAATAGGGTAGACGGCTTACCTGCCACCTATAAAATTCCCAACGTAGGTTCAGTACCTACGGAACCCTTTGGCCCAGCTAGGCAAGCTGCTCGTGATTATGGCCAATCAGTAGGCCGAAACATTCCTGACCTTGCGGGTAATTACACATACGAATCTGTAGACTTCGAGCGAGCAAGTCGTACAGGAAATGCTTATGATGAATTACTAAGCTCACCAGAAGATGGGTTTACTGAAGCAGCATACGATGCTCTCGCCGAAGAAGTTCTCACTCAGTACGACTTCATAAAAGATACAGGATTGGAAATTGAGTTCTCCCCTGATGACATCGACCCATACCCCAATTCTGCACAGGAGATGGTTGAAGACGTAAAGAACAATAATCACATGTACGTTAGTTCGATTGATCAAAGGTATGGTGAAGGGGAAATAGTATCAGAAGATGTGCAGAATAATCCCATGCTTCGTCTTACTGACGAGTACATATCAGGTCGTCAGGCTAGGGTAGATGACATTCTTCGGTTGGTTCATAATTACTTTGGGCACGTCAAAGAAGGTTTTAATTTTACAGACTCTGGTAAAGATGCAGCATATGCTAGTCACGCTGTTATGTTTAGCCCCCTTGCTCGCGTTGCTTTAGCAACTGAAACTCGCGGTCAAAATTTATCAGCAACCTTGAGCAGAAGTAAGAGAGGTCTTTCAGAAGAAACTTCTGTAGTTGTACCACCAAAAATTGGCATTCTTCCTGACTTTGTTGTCAATGAAGGTATAGAAAATCTTGTTGAGCCTGTTGATGTTCAGGAGCTTCGAGATGAGACAACCTTTAATGCTCAGGGGTCATTTGTCCCTGATCAAAAATTTTCTCGTAAGTACCCACAAGACCCAGCCGATGTTGCTTCAAACAGGTTTGTAAAAAGAGCAAGGGCCGATGGAACTCGAAGCGATAACTGGGGAAAGATACCTTTTGCTGGGAAACTTTTGCCAGTACGCGCTGCTTTCGGCAGGAACTACACAACTGGCGGTTATGGTTTAAGGCATGCCAGCCTCCATGACGAAGACTACCAAGGTGTAGAAGATTTACCCTTTACCAGTTCTGCTAGCGCAATAGGTTCTGCTCTTGATGCATTTACACAAGCGCGGGTATCTGGTGTTGACAAGTCAAGATTTAAATTCAAACAAAATAACAAACGTGATTCACTGGAAATGCGCTGGAGGCCAACAGGATCAAGCACTGATGTTGTTGTGATATTTGATAGACAGACAGACGATAGATCAGGACAGGAATTTTTAGGAATTACTACATCTTATCCTGACAGCGAGGTTCTCCGCGACAAATATAACAGAGAAGAAGTAGAGAAGCTGAGGAAGGGCAATGTCCTTGGTCCTAATTTTGCAGCCACTTCACCAACCGCACAGGAAACTGTCTTAACATTTAAGACAAAGAAGCCTACTGACCGCCCAACGCTCAAGCTCAAGGGTAAAGCAAAACAAAAGTTTTCTCGTGGTAGGGGCATCAATGATTTACCCCCTGAGTTACAAGACACAATACGCAGAACTCAAGCTGTTAATGAGGAAGAGTCAGCAGGTCAAGCTTGGTTCGGTGCGTTATTTGGTGACTATAAAGATAGCGTATTATTCAGCAATAACTGGCAAAAAATTTCATCAGCATTTCGTACACAGATGATTGATAAGTACGACAGAATTTCAGTTCTTTCAGGGTTAGCAAGGGAAGTAACAGGAAACCTTTTAGCTGATGCAAATGCGTATGCTGCCGTATTAATGGCTGACTATCACGCCGCAATCACCAAACAAGCTTGGTTTGATGGGGTGCCTGTTTATGACAAAGAGCAAGGGTTCACCTATGTAACGGATGAGGTAGATGGTCAGACCGTAAGGGGTCTTGCATTGATCCTTGAACCTATCTTAGCAGAAGGGAAGATATCTTTATTTGGAACATACGCCCAAGCAAGAAGGGCAGAAAGACTTGGTAAAAAGTCTGGCATGTCTGAAGAAGACATAGCAAACGGCTTGGCGCTTGGGGAGATGAACCCCGGATTTGCAGCAGCCTTTGACGAGTATCAGACATGGAACAGTTATCTTGTAAAGTTCATGGTTGATACTGGTCTGATCACAGAGAAGATGGGCAACGCATGGATTGAGACTGCTGACTACACACCATATTACAGACAAGAGCAGAAAAGTGACGGCTCTCCAGTAGACATGACCTTCTTCTATCCTGATCCTACGCAGGGTATTTTCGCGCAAGATGTCGCACCAATGGACGGTGATACAGTAAATCGTATACCGTTAGACGGGGCACGTCCAAGTCCTGAGTTAAAAGGTGCAGGGAAAGCGTATCAGATAACAATTGATAACATAAATCAGCCAGAAGAGTACGACTCATATAACAAAGCAAGGGCTGCTGTTCGCGGATTGCGGCAGTCAAATCCTGACGCTGATGTACAAATAAACATACGACCACGCAGAGTAGATGACTTCCTTGATAATGTTGCGAGGAATACAGCAACCGCTATTCAAGGCGGCATGAAAAACATAGCTGCACAGAGAGTCATTAGGGACTCTTTGTTAGTTGGTTTGGCTGAAGAGGTACAACCCACAAAGACGGGAGCCAAACCTGCAAACACTGTTCAAATAAGAGTAGATGGCGTTGATAGATACTTTGAAATTGTGGACAATCTTCTGTACGCATCAATGACAAACATAGCTGCTGGTGCAGACGGATCAGACATTATTGATAGTGTTTTGGTTGGCTATGCTTCTACCCCAGCTAGAGTGTTACGAGAGTTAGTTACCAGAGACCCTGGCTTCATGCTGCGAAACATGCTGCGTGACTCATTAAGTGCTTGGGTTACCAGTGGTCGAGACTACCTACCTATTATTGACACGTTTAGAGGTGCGGCACAGGTCATAAGAGGCGATGCTGACGCTGAAGCTTTTCGACGTGCAGGGGGTATAGGTGGGTTTGATTTTGCTGGTACACCTAAAGACATGGCAAAGTACGTCGAAAGCAAGATGAAAACAAAGTACCCGTCTGGTGTAGACGAAAAGGCTTTAAGTCCTTTTAAACAGTTATGGGATGCAACAACCGTTGCAACAAATGCATCCGAAGCAGCAACCCGTATAGCCGTATACAAAAGAGTTTTAGAAGAAACGGGTAACGAAGCGCAAGCTGTCTTTGAGGGGCATGAAGTTTTAAATTTTAATAGGCGTGGGGCATCTAGCTTTATCAAGATTTTAACGTCAGTAACCCCGTTTTTAAATGCTCGTATTCAAGGTCTGGATGTTTTGTATCGTGGTGGGCTTGCAAAAAACCGTTCAGCTAATCCTAATGCTACTCGCAGAGCTTTTGCAGTTAAAGCTTCTTTTATTGTAGGGGCAACAGCCTTGTACACTCTCTTCATGAGGGATTTGGATTGTTATAAGAATGCTTCGCCAGAAGCTAGGGATTTAAACTGGTTTATACCTACGCCATTTGACGACACTTGCGTGAAAATACCAGTCCCGTTTGAAGTAGGTTTTATTTTTAAAACTATTCCTGAAAGATTTATGCAATACGCGCTTGGCGATGACACGCTCCGCGATGTTTGGCAGTCTATCAAGCGCGGAGTGTTTTCAACATTAGCTGTTCAGTTTCCTCAAGTCATTCAGCCAATAATTGAATTGAAAACTAATCATTCTTTCTTCACAGGAAGAGAAATTGTTCCTTATTACATGCAGAACTATGACGCTGATTACAAGACGTATCAATCAACAAGCAGCCTCGCAAAAAAAATTGGCAAAGGTTTAAACATATCTCCGATTAAGATTGACCACTTAATAAAAGGATACACAGGAACTCTTGGTAGTTATGCGCTGTCTTTGTCAAGCAGTGCGATAGACGCATTTGAACCTGCTGACAAACCAATGCCACCTGACAAGTCTTGGTATAACTTGCCTATGGTCAGAAGTTTCTTCCAAGACCCCAAAGGGCGGGGCACTGTCATACAGTTCTATGAGTTAGACCAGCTTGTTAAAACCGCGACGAATACATTGAAGAGGGCAGAAAAGGAAGGCGACATAGAGAAAATAAAAGAAATCGCAGAAAGCAGAAAGGCGTTGGTGTATCTCAGTGATACGTTAAAAAATATTAGAAACAATCTTAACGATATACGACAAACAAAAAATGAAATTATAAGATCAAACATTGATCCAGCAAAGAAGCGAGAACTATTAGAAACCATAAGGCTACAAGAGATTGCTATCACGTCATCCATCCCACAGTTGCGTCAGATGGGTTTTCAATGAGTGCCTATTCTTTTGCACAGATGGTCAAGAAACCGTTTCGTCGGGCGTGTATCTGGGGCGACAAAAAGTTCTTTGATCCTTCTGTGACTCCATTGTCTCAGCAGCTTGAGGAAAGTTATCCCGGCATATTGTCAGAGACACAAAGCATGATGCAAAGGTACGATGACTTTGCACCCTTCCAAGATATATCACCTGATCAAACATACATAAGCAACGATGACAGGTGGCGCATGTTTTTCCTGAAGGGAGCGGGTGTAACCTTCAAGCGTAACGCTGCTCATTTCCCTACACTCATGAGTGTTCTCAACAAGCACAGAGGTGTGGTCTCTGCTTACCTGTCAGTGCTAGGTCCACAAAAGATTCTCAACCCGCATGAAGGGCCGTGGGCTGGTGTTCTGCGTATGCATATGGGGTTGATTATCCCTGATCCAGACAAGTGCCACATCAATGTGGAGGGCGACAAGTATCACTGGGACAACGGCAAGGTCGTTTTATTTGATGACACATACAATCATTATGCTGTAAACGAGACGGATCAACTGAGGGTAATCCTGTTTATAGATTACATGAGGCCCATGCGGTTCCCTTACAATCTATTGAACTGGACTGTCATGAAAATGAGTTGGGCTTTCCCGTACATATGGAGGCCACTGTGGCGGCATCGACGCTGGTCACAGAAATTTTATGCGGAGAAGTTACCAGTAACTTAGGAGCGCAATGTGGATATTGACAAGTTAATAGTACAGTTGAAGGTACACGAAGGTGTGCGTAAGTTTGTTTATCTCGACACAGAAGGCATAGAGACCATTGGTGTTGGGCGCAATCTGGTAGACCGTGGACTGTCAGATGACGAGATAGAACTCATGCTGGCAAACGACATCAGAGATTTTCAGGATGAAGTGGAAGCTGCCTTTCCTTGGTGGTCTGATCTGGATGACGTGCGTCAACGGGTTGTTGTGGA